TAGGAATCTCCAAATGAAACTGACCAATAAATACGATATACCGCAGACGTTTATTAACGTCTTAGAGCGCCCTACCTATAACAAGGGTAAGGCTCATCTATCGGCCACGCAGCTGCTCAATAGCCCGAAGATTGTAGCTTTAACCCGTAAATTTGATGAAGAGATTACCCAAGATGCCTCCGATATGGTCTGGTCTTTAGTAGGGTCTGCAATCCATAACTTCTTAGAGCATGGCAAGGACGAGCATCATTTGGTTGAAGAGCGTATCCATACCGAGCATGACGGTTGGCATATTACTGGCGCTATTGACTTGCAGATCTTGAACCCACAAGGCGTGGATATTAGGGACTATAAGTTTACCTCTGTCTGGGCGGCCATGAATGAAAAGCCCGACTGGGAAAGCCAGTTAAATGTATACGCTTGGTTAGTGGAAAAGGTCAAAGAAACCAAAGTTACTTCCCTTGGTATCGTAGCTATGTTACGGGATTGGAAAGAGCGGGAAAAGCAACAGAAGGAAAACTACCCAGAATCGCCCATAAAAGAGCTGCCAGTACGTTTATGGTCAATGGATGAGCGGGATGCTTATATCTCCCAAAGAATCGCTCTACACAGCGCCTGTGAGTTTGCTATCGAAACTGATGGTGACTTGCCAGACTGTACTCCAGAGGAAATGTGGGAAAAGCCTACGGTCTGGGCTTTACGCAAAAAGGGTAATGTTCGTGCCAAAGCTTTATATGAAACAGAAAAGCTGGCAGAAGAGGCTTTGGCCATCATTGGCGATGGTTATGAAGTTGAGGTGCGCCAAGGAGAGCGGACTCGTTGTGCAAATTATTGCTCAGTTAGTCCATTTTGTTTGCAGTATAAAAAGTATTTAGAGGAGTGATATGTTTACTACGCTAGAAATGAATCAATTAAAGGCGGTTGGCAGAACCCCTGCGCATCCTGATTTTGGAATGAAAAATCCAGACTTAGATACAGTAATTGATCAATTAAAACGCAGCAATCCTTTTGAGTTTTTAAAGCCACAGGATTTAGAAGAGCGGAAGTTTTTTAATCAACCAAGAAACCTGCATTTTAGAGATTACAGATCGTATGTAAAGATTGCCCCCCAAGATTATTCTAAGGAAAACAAATGAAAAATGTAATGATAGTGGTATTAATTTTGTTGTCGGCCAGCGCTTTTGCAGCCACTAAGTGTGAGGCAGACGGCCGTGGTGGATTCTGTTGCTGGGATTCTTCTGCTGATGGTCCATGGAAGCCCGTAGGATGCTCATGAACGCTAATGCTGGCCAAGTGGGTGGCTCTCATTACATGGAGAAATCAATTCAGCCTTGGGACTACATTGTGAGTAACAGGCTGGGGTATCTTGAGGGCAACATTATTAAGTATGTTTCTCGGTATGAGAAAAAAGGTGGTCTAGAAGATTTATACAAAGCTAGACATTATATGGATAAATTAATTGAGGTAATTGAAAATGAGCGTTTATAAAAAACTACAGGAAGCTAGAATCCTGTTACAAAACACTAAGCTAAACAAGTCTGGCCGCAACAAGTTTGCCGGGTATGAATACTTTGAGCTGGGCGACTTTCTGCCCCAGATTCAGAATATCTGCCAAAAGGTTGGACTTTGTGGCGTTCTCTCGTTTAATCACGAGATGGCCTACTTACAGATAAATGACGTAGAAGACGGCACATCAGTCATGTTTACATCGCCGATGAGTTCAGCTGCCCTTAAAGGTTGTCATGACGTACAGAATCTGGGCGCAGTGCAGACCTATTTGCGCAGGTACCTGTGGACTAATGCATTTGAGATTGTCGAACACGATGCTTTAGATGCTACTACTGGGTCAATTGATCCAGCTAAGAAGCTTGAGTCTATTACCATAACAGCGCCAAAGAATGAATCAAAGGTCACTGTAACACCTGTTACACCTAAGATTGTTGGTCAGGCTGGCGAGTGGCAGATTGTGGCCCCGGTCAAGCCCGATGGTGATGCCAAAGATTGGTTAGATTTGATTCAAAAATCTTCCCATATGTTGTTAGATGTAGCAGCAAGCGAAGCAGATGTCATGGCGATCTTTAAAAAGAACAAAGTTCTATTTGATACCGTTAAGGCAACCGACCCCGTCTTCTTTAAAGAGATGATGGTTAAATTCACCGCAGTAAAAGATAAATTTGAAAATAAGGAGTAGTCATGGCTTTTGAACAAAAACCAAATAGTGGTGCAATGTTTCCTAACAAGGACAAAAAAACCGAGAACCACCCAGATATGCGTGGCGATATTCACTTAGATAAGACTTTCCTAGTTAACCTGATGGATAAGTCTAAGAATTCTTTAGTCAAGATTGCTGTCTCTGGTTGGAAAAAAGAGTCTTCAAAAGGCCTTAAATATTTATCTTTGGCAGCGTCTGAGCCATACGATAAGCCACAGGCAGATGGTAACCCTTGGGAGTAATGATGAAACAAGATCAAAATATTTATTCTTTTGATGAAATTAATGCAGAAGCTCATCTGAAGTCTATTTCTTTACAAGAAAAACTAAAGGAATGGGATGAGCCTGACTTTAAAGACTTATGTCAGAAGCTGCAAAATGCTTTGGCCAAATCTTATGTAGATTGTGAAGATCTGGAAAAAGCAAATGCTGAGTTAGTAAGAACCGTTACTCAAATGCAAGGCATCATTAAATACTTGGAGCTAAAGCTTGAAAACCCTCCAGTTTGAAGGTGTAAAGGTTGCCTTAAAGCAAGATAAGTCTGGCTATGTATTAACCTTATCTTTGCATCCGGACGAGATTCCTGAGGATTTACTCAGGGATTTCGTTGGGTCTAGGTATCAGGTAGTTATGGTCAGGGTTGATAGTAACGAACAACCATTAGATCGCCAAACTGAGTTTGAGGGCGAGCGGTCTATTCGGGTGGCCGGTGCATTATGCCGGGAACCCAAGTTCTGGAAATATTTATATGAAGACAACCAGATCATGGAAGAGAAAGAGAAAGAAGCCACTGATTGGCTGCGAGATTATCTGAACATTCCAAGCAGATCAGATCTTAAAACAAACCATAACGCACGGCTAATGCTGGATAAGCTACATAAGGAATTTTTGCAATGGAAAGAAAACTAATCCCGTATTCGGTATATTTACCGATAGAACTATATAGGAAGCTTAAGAAACTGGCCAAGGAACGTAAGGCTGCGTCTTTGATAAGAGATGCTATTGCTATGATGCTGGACGGCAATGATGCCTATACCAGTGGTTACAACAAAGCTTGTAAAGATGCGGCCAAACTTGTCTATGATTGTGAAGAGGCTCAGATGATTGCTATTAAGGGTAAAGACCTAGGTTCCATTTTGACCGAAAAGATTGAGGCTTTGGAGATTAAGCAATGATTACCGCAAAAAACTATGCAGCCCAAGCGGAAAAGGATTTAAAAACTGCATTTAAAGCAATGTGTCTTGAAAAAGATTTTGAACGGGTTACATCAATTTTTACAAATGAAATTAAAAATGCCGTTCATTTTGCATTACCTGACACTGGCGTTATATTTGATGATGAAAAGAAAGGGATTAAAGGAGAAAAAGTAAGGATACCTTTTCCTAAAATTACAGTTGAATACTATTGTCCAGACGTAGAAGATAGAGAAGATGATTTAGTTTGGGCCAGCAAAAGACTAATACTGGCCGAAGAGTTAACAACTCAACAGTTAATTAAAAACATAGCCCACTTCTTAGAAGATACAGAATACTCTTACATAGCAGAAAGTATTAAAAATTTTGAAGATAATGATATATGGATTGCTATTCATGCGGCCGCTTATTACCCCCATGTTAATTTGTGGCATCCAGATTCTGTAGGTTGGATTTTGCCTTCTGCATGGGATGAGCCATTTATGAAAAAATTTCAATCTATTACTGATCGGGAAACTGACTATAAAGGTAAGGGCGCAGAAATGTACGGTTTTCCTGTTTTGCTTTGCCCAGAATTAATTGAGTTAGGATCAAAAATAGATGGC